AAAGAATTATTGTTAAGATTTTCATAAAAGAAAGAGGGAGCGAAAGCTCCCCCTAGTTTAGTGTTTAACTAACACAGTCTTCCCATAAATATCCTAGTTCAGGAGCAACGATTTTCTCATCTTGATAATACTGAACTCTCATATTCATGTAGTTTCCATGATCTGGATCTTCCCATGATTCAACTGCCATAGGTGTACCAAATAATGGATTTGTCCATCTGAAAGAATAACCTAATGAAGGGTTTCTTCCATCAGCATCTGGTCCATTAGTGAAGTGTCCAATGATAGTGTCTTTACCCCATACTGAGCTAAAGCTATCTGATTGTCCTTCTTCTGCTGTGTTTTTAATAGCTGAACCTATTAACACTTTGTCGACATCAAATAATGCAGCTAAAAGGTCTTTTGTTACAACACCTCTTTGAACATATTTGATTCTTTCAAGAATGTCTGCATGTCTTAAAAGAGCATTGTAGACTTCTCTACCAAAGATAATTGTGTTAGCTTCTAAGCCTGTTGTGCTTCTGATAGAATCTTTAGCTGTTTGGATATCAGCAAAAGGATCAGAAGTTCCAGATGCAGTAGAATCCCATTTAGAGGAAACTGTTGCATTAGAACCTAAGTTTGAACCAGTTCTTAACTGATCTGCAACTCTGTTCTCATAGTCTAACATTAATAAGTTTTGTAGGTTTCTAGCTGCTTTCTCTCTGATTTGTAGAGGTGCATCAGCATTAACCATTGTTTCGTAGTCTATTTCATCTACTAAGGCATAGTTTTTAGCATAGAATGTATCTGATGATACATTGTAGTTAACTGTTCTACCTTTTGTTCTTGGTGCTCTTATTGTAGTTTCAGGAAGTCTAAAGAAGTCTCCTTTTGTCCACTTGTAGAACACATCTGATTGTTTTTGAACATTCACAATTGGATATATGTCTTGAACAATTGTATTTTGTGGCTCAAAGCCAACAACTAAATTGCTTAAAGGTACATCAATGTGAACATCTCTTGGTCCTATTCCCATTTTTTTATCTCCTTAAATTAATTAACCTCTGTAACCATTGTGTTGAACTAACAGTTGGAAGTTGCTTCCAGATGCACAACCTGTGATTGATTTACCTAGAATATAATCTCCTGATGTTGCTGCTGTTCCTGTACCAGAAGCAGTTACTGTAACCCAGCTTCCTGCTGCCATAGTAGCACCAGCTACACATCTTGTTAATCCACCGACAACTACTGTTGCATGTTCGCCTGATTGTGGTTTGTTGTTTAATACACCAAGAACACCTGCTCCTGCTGCAACTCGTAATTTTATCCCGTTTGCATCATGAACATTCACGATTTTGTATTGCATATTGGATAAATCTTCTCTTGCGACCATTGATAAATATTGTCTTGTACTCATTTTTATCTCCTTTCTAGTTCATATTTTTCTGCCAATTCTTCATCATCAGCTAACACAGCTTTTATAGCTTCGCCATAATTTTCTGCTTTTTTGTTAGAGATGTAAAGCTTGGCTCTTCTATCAACTTCAACACCTGCATTATCATATTCAGTAGCTACTATTGGTTCGCCACCTTCTTCTGATATTTCAGCAAACTCAACAACTTTTGGCATGTTATCTAGGATGCTTGTTACAAGTTCGAACTGAGATAAATTAATTTCTTTGTCATCTTTTGAATAAGAAAATACTTTTTCTTCAGTTGCAGTTGAAAGAAGTGCCTCTACCTCTTTATACTGGACAGGAAGGATTTTGCCTTCAGTTTTTAAACTTTCCATGTATGAAGCGATATTGGTTTTTTTGATTTCATCTTTATGTGCTTGGTATTCTTTCATAACTTCTTCTTTTTCTTTGCGAAGTTGTGAAATTTCTTCCTCGTACTTATTGACTGAAACCTCATCATGTTTCTCTTCCATGATTTCACTCTCCTTTCCGTTATAGTGGTATTTGACTTCTCCTGTGCCCATATTGGAATACAATCCTTCGATTGATTCTAAATTAGTAACAGCAGGAATATCAGCTCCCAATAAAGCAACTGCTTTTAGTACCCTATTGAAAGTTGAGCCATTGGCTTTATAGTTCCAATATATTTCACTTGAAACTCGTTTGTAGTTTCCTCTTTTGATTGCATCATAAACTTTCTTTGGAAGTTCTTTAAAATCAGCAACGAGTTTACTACCTACCTTATAGATTTTGGAGATATAACCAAGAGCAGGTTGTCCATCTTGCAACTCAGATTGTTCCTCATTATGTCCTAATTTGACTGGTGGTTCAAAGCCCACATCATCAAAGTTTTCTATCATAGCATCTAGGTCCTTCTCACTGTATCTGTCGCCATTCCAGACACCAGTTGAAAATATTTCGACACCATTAAGGTTAAAAGTTTGTTCGACTGCATTGTTTTTTTGTTCTTCTTTACAATCACACACTTCTTTTTTGTCATCACAATCGCAGTCAGATTGTGCATAAGAACCTATTGGTTTTTTTGTGTGAACATCTTTTGGTGTAATTGCCATTTTTTCTTCTTCATCCATATACTCTTCTTCTTCCATCATTTTTTTCTTAGCTTCCATGTAAGCATCATGACTTGGAAACGGCATATACATAGTTACCTTTTCATCATCAATAACATGAGTATGTGTGTGAGAACCTTCTCCACCCATTTCTTTAGCTCTAGCTTCTGCTTTTTCAGCAGTTGTATACACATCTTCCATTGCATACAATTCTTCCTTGGTCATTCTTTCTTGTATTTCAGGTCTTAACATAGAACCCATTTCTTTGTCATCTTCATGACCTGGATAATGCTCCATTTCTTTATCTTTGTCTTTACCATGTATTCCTGGCATATTTACACCTCATTTATTACCCGACATCTCGGACATTTTATTTCAATTCCAACAAAATCCTTGACATTTGATTTTGCTAGTAATTTATTACAATTGTAACACCTAATGTCTTGTTTTACAAAGGATTGTATTGATTGAACTTGACTATGTGTTACTGTTGATGCAACTTCTGTCATTTTGTACTCAGTGGATGTCCTTTAGGGAATAAATCAGTGTCGTGTTTACCAGAACGGAAACGACCATTGCGAAGTGCATATAGATAACTATTTACTCTTGCAAGTGCCCATTGTTGTGGTGATTTTACAGATGGTCTTACACTACCTGGATTAGTTCTGTAAGCTCCAATCCCACGATTATAAACTACACGAAGTGTTCTCATGTTAGTTCTTTTGTTTGTACCACCATACTTCTCATTATGGTCTTTTACTTTCTTTTTAAGTGCTTCATCTCTGGCACTATACTCTATTGCTTCTTGTTGGTCTGAAGCTGGTTTATTTTCAAGCTGGTTTCTTTTTGACCTAGCCCAAGATTGTCCAGGGTCTCCACCCCACATTGCCCAAGCAATTCTTCCGTTACTTGGATAACCCTTTTCTCCTGGTCTGAATCCTTGTGCTTTTTTGTCTACTTCGTGTCGGGAAAAGAAACTGTGCATTCGCTTCACTGTACTTGGCGACAAGTTCTCTCTGTTTTTTAATTGTCTGGCTCGAGCTATCCCAACGGCAGTGCCACCCCTTCCAAACTCCTTTCTCCATTCTAATGCTTTCTCTCCTTCTTTAGCCATTGCTTCGGTTGGTCTTAAATCCAACTGACTATTGTTAGAGGTAACCATTTCTTCAGAATCTTCAAGGTTATTGTCATCTACAATAGGTTCTTCAGCTAAACCTTCTTGTGGAGCAGGCTCTTCCATAGAATTTACTGTTGGGAAATGTAAGTTTTCTCTTATTGCATTTTGGTCTAATTGTGTTGCTTGAACTACACCTTTAGATACAGCATCAACAAATAACTGATTTAGTTCTAATTTTTGGTCATCAGTCATAGGGTTAAATTGAAATTTAGGTAATGCAACATTGCCATAATTTATTTGCACAATGTTTTTAATTAATTGTTCTTGCATTACGATTTCTTCTAAGTCTTGTCTTAATTTACCAAGAACATATAAGAAAACATCAAAGTGTACTTTTGCTTGTGAGTATGCTCCAAACTGTCCTTCGGCTACTAGCCTATCAGGGATAAGAATAGAACGAGCAATAGATTTATCATAATAATTAATTGCAGTTTTAAAGTCATCAGTTGAACTCCTTGATGGCTCTAAGAAACTAATGTCAAATTCATCTACTCTGTGTGTAATAGATGTTTTAGCAGTTAAATTATCAAGTATCTTCCTAAGATTAACAGTTGTTTGCGGGTCATTGTTTCTATACTTTCCAAGAACTGTTGGGTTTGCAAATCTTTCTAAGTAAATGTTCCAAAACTTTATTATTGTATCTTTTGACCAGAAAGCTCTATATGCTGACCTTAAGTCAGATTGTCCATAATGATTACCAAATTCTTTGTTGTAACTAAATATTAGAAATTTGTTTGTTGGTAATTTTTGTTCCAAACCTTCATAGGTATAAATTATGCCTCTTTTTTTTAAGTTGCTATATTTATCTACTTTAAATTCATACCAATGTGGTCTTTTTGTTTTTAAGTTTTTTAGACCTACTTTGTTAGCATAAGGTCCTGAATCATACAACTTGTAATTTATTTCTGTTACAGAGTAACCATAGTCTAAAGCTGACATAATTTGGAACAATGCATCATTCATAGAGCCTTCCATTTCAGTTATTGTGTAATTAACAAAGTCTGCAACTTCTTTATCTGAAGTGCTGTCTGATGCAGGTACAATTTTGAAGTTAGGTGCTAATGTTGCAAACTTTTTAAGACTTAAAGAAGACTTAACCATATCATCAATTCTCATTTGGTCATATATTTGCATACCCTTTCTTGATACCAATGTATCTGGGTTGTATGGTATAATGCCATTCTTATAAGCTAGTTTAGATTCTGAACTAGCCAATTCGCCTAATCTTACTTTAGTCGGTTGTTCTTTTTGGAATATTTTCGTAATCTTGTCAAGTAAAGCCATTTCAATATAGTTTATTTGATATCGTATATAAAGTAAAGGTTAAAAAGGCATATTAGCAGATATTCTATCACCAAAAACATCTACTGGGCTCATAGCCGCATCTCCTTCTATTGGCATTTCGCAGACTGCATACCTCAATGCATCTACAGGATGGTCAAATCCGTTAGTATCATAAGTTTCGATGTTTTTCTTGTCTACTTGTATTTGGCTCATTGCCTTAAAAGTATATGGGCAATCTTCTGTAAATATCAATGTCGGTTTTCCTGTATGTTGTAAGTTTGCTAATCTCATGTGTAATTGTTGTGTTCCATAGATTCTGTCATTATTTGCTCTATGCATTACTAAGCCTTCTGATTCAAATATTTCTGCTATTGATTCACCTTGATTGTGCCTGTTCCACATTGATACATCCGATGGGCAATGTGAAGCATAAAAACCATTAGCTTTTTCTATATCTTTTATGTTTTTAGCTACTTCGTTTGCAGGCATTTGTAAACCTTTATTGCTACCATCTACTGTACCTACATATTCTTTAAAGCAAATTAGTTCTTTCTCTCCAGTATAAGCTAACCAAACTGTAGCGAATGGAGCAGAAAATCCATAGTCAAAACCTCTAATTATAATGTCATTTTCTGAAGGCTTATAAGAAGATATCAAATGTTGTTGTACCGACATCTCGGGAAAACATGTACCCTCTATTTTAGACCAATCGCCATATCTAAGAGCAGCATAAATTTTATCACCTTGCATTTTAAGTCTTTGCTCATACATTTTATCATTTTGTTGCAAATGTGGGTTGTCATCTAAGGTAGCAGGTATGAACAGTCTTTTTAAGCCCGTGTTAGGCTCTTTATAAATATTATAAGCACCTGGCTCTACAAATCTTTTACGAACCCAGTCTACATATTTGCCAACTGGAGTGCCTGTGCATCTTACTCTAGGAATAAGCTTTGGATTAGTAGAACGACACCTAGAATGTAGATACAAATACTGTTCTTCTTCGAAAGATGTTATCTCATCAAAGAAAACTCCTGCACTATACTCTTGTCCATCATGCTGAAACTTGTCATTTACTGTTTCCATGTGAGAGAAAAATATTTTGCCACCACTAGGAAATTGCCAAAAAGATTGATGTTGATTCCATTTAGCTCCAAGTTTTTTATATATTTGTTGTGAGTAATCAATAAGCTGTCTAAGCTCTCTAGTTGTTCTACGAAAGACTACAGCTTTAGCATCTTCGTACATCATTTGTCTACAAGCATCAATAAGCAAAACAGATGATTTACCGCTACCTGCACCACCTAGATATGCAACTTCAAATATTGCTCCTGCTTTTAAGAACTCTAGTTGCTTTGGTGTTGGTTTCCAAATTACATTAGTGTTCTGTTGTTTCTTCTCTAATTTCTTCGATTGTTGGCTCATGTGCTGTCATTTCTGGAACTTCTACAATACTATCAATTGTATGTTTGTTCTCTATTTCCTGTTTAATAACATAGCCCTTATCTTTGGCTTGGGTTTCTAAATAAAATCTAATGCTAGGATAATGTTTTTCGTTAATGAGCTCTAGCAATTTTGATTCTGCAAAATCTATAACTTCATCTCTTGCTTCATCTAGTTTCTTTTGTAAGTTAGGATGTCTTTCTAATCTTGCATAAAAAGCTTGCCTTGATATACCCGCAGCTTTACAAATTCTAGTAACAAATCCTTTATATTCCGTTATTAACTCTTCTAGCTTGGTGTTCGATATACGATAACCCATATTATAAATATGAGGGTTTATATTTTTGTGTCAAGTTGTTTTACGAATATAGGTTCATCTTTTTTAATTATTTGGTCATATCCTGCATGATACATTATGTTAACAAGCCTATGATTTGGTACAGATTGATTTGATAAATTGATATGTCTTCGTATTCTTTTAAGCTCAGAAGCCTTAATTGTATCAAACTTGTCTAAAAACTTCATGAGTTTTTCTTTGTTTTTATCTTTTAAACTTTCAAACATGTTTTTCTTTGTTAGTTGTTGTGTAAAAATTGCACGAAGTCTTTTGCAATAATTTTCAACGGAAAAGGTTTTAGCTCTCTGACTATTATGCTCTCCCCATCCAATCGCAAGATTAGGATTTTTTAACATTCTTTTAACTAAGCTTAGTTGCTCATCTTTGTCTCTAAAAAGTTGTTCGTTACCAGAACCAAGAAGCTCTGGCATTGTAGTTGCTTCAGGAACGATTGTAGCTAATCCCTGCATCATACTTTCAAAAATAGATATGCAAAAAGTTTCGTATTGCGAGTTAAAAGTGTTAGCATGACACTTGCTTAATACATCATAGTATTGCTTTTGAGTTTTACATTCATATATTTTTGTATAAGGTTTTTTGTTTACAGCAGCAAGATTGCTTGTACCAACAGGACATACTGCAACATCAAAGTCGTAATCTTTGTATAGGTCATCAAACATATTAAAAGTTACTTCCCAGTTTTTATATGCTTGTAACCTGTGATTGTAAACAAAGGTAAACTTTTCAAACTTTTCGTTTTTAACTATATCTTCAGGGTTATATAATCCAAACGGAACTACTGTTCCTTTAACTTTGTCTTTGAAGTCAGGCATATACTTTTCTACATTATCTTCAACCATCCACATTGTGTATTTAGAGTTGAATATGTTTTCATCTGCTAAGACATCGCCAAGTATTTGCCAGTAAACATATTGCATTTGACCATCTAAGGTGTAAGGTAACGAGTCGTGGTATATATAATGATGTTGATTAACAACACTTATGTTGCTTTGAAAATGAGTATCGATACATTTAAGCTGACCTGTTACTTCTGGTATTTGATTATATACAATTGCTATGTTGTATTTTTCTATAACATCTTTATACCACTCGCCATCAAATGTAATGTTGTTTATTTTTTTAGCTAAAGGTATTTTGTACGGAATTCTTTCTACTTTAGGGTTATTAAAAAAACCATCTTCAAAATACTTAAAATGTTTAACAGGAAAAGGAATGATAAAATAAGTATCAGGATATAGTTTAGTATAGTTTTCAACAACTTTTTTGATGTGCACATAGTTAGAATCTTTATTTAGATGCTCTACGGACCACATTGGATTTACGAGTATTACCACTGGCTTTCTTCCTCGTTGTCTTTGGTTTGTCTTTCTCTATAAGTTTGTTAAGTTTGTCTTCAATGCTTAACAATAATGCATAAAATTTTTGCTCTGTAGAAGTCATTTTATTTTCTCCAACAAGTAATCAATAATTTGGTCATCTGTGTCGAAACCATATTCGTATTTAATGTTTTGTATTTTGTCAAAATGCTTTCTGTATTTACTGGGATTAGAATACAAGAAAATTAACTTCTTTTGCTGGTCTGTTGCTTCGTGTCCAACATCTAAAACATCTTCCTTTATTGCTTCAACAACATCGCTATCTTCATCAAATTGAAAATCCCACTCTTCCATAGGTAGCTCATCTACTGCCATTTCCAAAAGGAATTTATCCCATGTAGCTTCTTCTGACAATTTGTTGTCTACTATTCTGTATTCATTAGCTAACTTCTCTGGCAAGTCTACTTTAATTACTGGAACTTCTTCCATGTTTAAATGTTTTGCCGCTTTCCATCTTGTATGTCCAGCAATAATAACATTGTTTTTATCTATAATAATTGGTGAATTAAATCCAAACTTTTTTATGCTCTTTGCAACCTTTTCAACAGGTTGATTTTTTCTTGGATTACCTGCATAAGGTTGTATGTCAGTCGTTTTTGTCTTGATAATTTTGGTCATCTAATATACCTCTCTGCACTAAAAAGTTTATAAAGTAGTAGTATGCTTCTTGCCACAAATCTATTTTGTATTTTTCTTGAAATCTATTTATTCCGATTTGGTGTAGCTCTGTGTGCATGTCTCTACTTAACGGCACACAAGTGAAGTGTCTGGCATTTGGCTTTTGTCTATTTGCCCCCATGCCTATAGCATGTAGATGATGTGGGTCTGCTACATGATTGCCAGATACACAACACTGTTTGCCTCTTATAAAATCTACATAGTCTAATGAATGCTCTTCTATAAACTTATTGTTCATTTCAAATCCTCTATTCCAAGTCTTTCCTGCGATAAGTCACCCCACATATTTGACACTTTTCCAAAATGATTTTTGGACTTGTGCAATCACTAGGATTTATACATTTATCATCTGGAGTTTGTCCTTTCAATTCTTTTACATTGTTATCAAAATCGAACCTACTTGCTGTAGCCGCCATTTCTATAACTTTTAATTTTATATCTGGATTTGATTTTACTACTGGTAATAGTCTAACTAACCTTTCGTAAGTTAAACTTTCTGCAAGTTTGGGATTAGCTTGCACATAGCTTGCAAACTCGGCATAAATCTCCATATCTTGTCTTGCTGTTTCTCTTGCTATTCCAATGCTATCTAAAAATTCTGTCCAACTGCTAACCCAACCATCGTAACCTTGATAAACTTTATCGTGTTTTATTTTGGCTAAATACATGCCTCTTTCAAGTCTACCTTTTAAAATTGCTAGGTTTATGTTGTTTAGTCTTTCTAGCATAGGAGCTAGTTTTACATAATTATTCTCAGCTATTTCATTATTAGTCGTTACCACTTGTGTCATAAATATCTCCAGATAAATTATATTTGGTTAAAATTGTTGTTTCTTTGTCATCATATTTTCTTAACAATGCTTCTAGTTTACTAAGATATCTAGGCATAATTCTACCATCTTTAAACCAAAGCTTGTGCATGTGCAAAGCATCTCTAATTATTTTTACCTCTAATTCTTTATCTGAAAGTAGAGTATCTTGTACTTCGTTTGTAGTCATGATTCCTCCATAGTATAAGATTTTTTATAAACCTTTTCAACTTATTTGTAAATTTGTTCATATTCTTCTTTTGATATAATGTAACCATCAGCATCTCTATAAACTCCCGAATCCGACACCCATGCTTTGCCAGAAGATTCTTCTTTTATTTCATCATTCCATCCTTCGTTCTTAAGCCACTTTTGTGGATATGGCACATACTTTTCTTCTCTAGAATGTAACAACTCGTTAAACTTTTGAGCTAACTCTTCTGCCGAGAACTCGGTATCTATCTGAACATAGGCTTTCAAAGCAGATGGCTTTTGAAGTTTTCTACCTTGTAGCTTATTCCAGAACTTACCAAAATCCTCTAAATCTCTTTTATATATATATTCTTTTTTAATATTCTTACTTGTATTATTCTGTATGACCTTTTTGTCAGGGGAAGTGCTGACAGTTTTGTCTACCCCTTCTGACTGTTTTGTCATAGTAATATACAGCTTTCTTTCAGTATTATTGTTAGTAATCTCTTTGTGAATATAGCCGTATTCTTCAAGCAACGACAATGCTCTTTGAACTGTTCTTTCTGTTGTCTCATAGTTCTTTGCGAAAAAAGAATTGTTAGCCCAGCAATAGCCTTCTTTGTTAGCAAGAGCAACAACTTCTGCATACATCAGTTTAGCAAAAGGTGTTAGCCTTGTATCGTATCTTACTTCTGCTGTGATTACAGCATAGTAGTTTGGTTTGTCCATAACTTAATCCTCCGTTGTCTAATATAATATCATTATAGATTTGTATTGTCAAATGTTATGAGGGCAGAGACACGGAGGGTTTAAATTTGAGGTAAAAACAGCTCTGCCCCTTTACAACTATACCATTAAAATTGGTTTAGCATAGCTTTAAAAGTTTTAGCTCTTTCTAAAATATCTGCATCTGATAAGTTTCCAGTTGCAATACAATAGTCTACAGCTCGATTTAAGATGTTCATGTTAGTAATTTTTTCATCTTTATCTAAGGGTTGTGATGATGATATATTAAGCGATGGAACTTTAGCATCAAACTCTGATACATATTGTCCAGCAGCTTTATCAATCTGCTTTTCTTTATCGTTATCTGTAAAGTCTAAGTCCTGTATCATGTAAACATTGTCTTTTGTTTCGCTGTCTACAAGATGTGTGTATGATAACTGAACAACATCGCCAGCATCAAAAGTAACTGACTGACCAGACTTTTTAGAATACCAGTAAGCCACACCATTTACCTCAATTCCGTTTTTGGACTTACCAATAACTTTATCGATAGACACAGTTCTTGTTCCTTCATCAACTTTTTTTAGTGCCATTTTTTACCTCCTTGCTAGATTTTTTGTTTGCATAATAAGCATTTCTGCTTTTCTTTGCTCTGGCTACTCTTTGTTTTCTTTTTTCACCAGTATCTTCTCTTGCATTTTGATGCATAAACATTAGCTTCCCTTCCTTTTGGCATAAGTCGCTCTTTGACTTTTTGTTGCCTTTGTTCTTTTCTTTTTCATTTCATCTGCATTTTTCTCATGCTGTTGCTTGAAAAAACCAGAACCTTTTTGCATGTTATCTTTAGTTACTTTCTTTGGCATGTCTTATAATCCCCTTTCATTGTAACTTGTCGAATATCTGCTTGGTGTCTCTATAAGATAAACCAGCTAAAGTTGTATCGTACATCTTGCACAATCTCTTCTTTAGTTCGATTGGACAACCTTTTGTAAAAGGATAGAAATGTTTGTATTTAGATAAGTTTTCAAAAAACTCATCATAGGTTCTAGCTTCTACAATAGTGTCGTTATCGCCGTATGTATACTTAGTCATATTGACCCTCCTTATGTAATTATTATATATTAATGTCAACACTTGTCAAATGTAAAAAATGTTGTAAGTTATCTGTATGATGAAGATAATAGAAATAGAAAAAGAACGAATTTTCAACAATAAAACCTATAGGGAGATTGGCGAAAGACTTGGTGTTACTAAGCAATATCTATCTTTTATTTGTAATAGAAGAAAAAACAATCCTGAGATTGTTAGACAAAAACTTCTAAACGAATTTGATGCTTGCAAAAAACAATATCCAATACATCATCAGATACGAATTAAAAGAAAATTGTTAAAGAAAACACAAGCTGAAGTTGCTAACAAAGTTGGAACATTTGCTTCTGTTGTAACTAGAATTGAATCTGGTGATATACCAACTTCTATATTTATAAAAAGAATTGCTGATTATTTAGATGTATAGTCTTTGCCATTAACAAGACATTCATAACCTTTTTTCTTGTTCGGAATGAACATGTATTGTTCTACACTAAAAAAGCCATTAGTTTTTTCATAAACTATTGTAAGTCCTCTTTGTGTATTGTCGAATGGTGAATATAAACCACCAGGCATACGAGATAAATCTGCAAGACAACCATTAGCCCAACCACCAAGAAGTGAGCCATCTAGCTGTGTTGCTACAGTCATATCAAATCTATGATGATGTCCAAAGATTACATTCCTGTTGTAGTATTTTAAATTTACATTTGCTATGTGCTGTGGTGTAGCGAAGCCTCGTTTTTCATGTCCATGCATATAATAAAGTTTTTTGTTAAGTGTAAAAGGTGAACTTACATTTCTGATTTTAAACTTTTTAAACTCTAGGATTTCATGCAAGTGTAACCTGTTAGCTAAGAATGGAGCTAGTGCCGCACAACAAGATAAAATCTTTTTTTGCATCCTTTGTTCGTGATTACCTTCAAAGAAATATATGCTAGGTCTAGGTGCTATCTTTCTAAGCTTGTTTAACCAAGATACACCTTCAAACAATTCTATTTCTATATTAGAAGCTGTAAGGTCAGGTGAGAATGTTGATAACGGATAATAGTCTAGCAGGTCTCCACCAATAATAATATTATCTGTATCTTTTAAGTCTAAGTCCTTGAGAATTTCCATAGCCATCCCAAGAGCCTTTTTGTCTTCATAAGGTATATGAATGTCTGATATAAAGACAGTTCTTATGTGAGTTTTTTTTCTCAACCTTCAAAAAACATAGTAATTAATTTCAAGCCTTCTCCACTTTTAACCATGTCTGTTGACAATCTTAACACACTCCACCCTAATAAACAAGCATTATTATACTTTTCCATGTCTTTTAAAAAAGTTGCAGCTCTATTGTGGCGACCATAAACCCAAATCCCACCCTCGACTTCTACAGCTAATTTATATTTTAGCCAAGCTAAGTCGAATCGCCATTTACGAGTTTCATGAAACCTATGTTCACGAATTGGTGCAGGTAAATTTGTAGACATTATTTGGTCTACTAAAAGTTTTGGATAATCTATTTTTGGTTTCTTGACACGAATTGTTGTTGGCATTGGCTCTTTTGGAGTTCTACCCATTTTTCAAATCCCTCTGCTCTCTTCTCTGCAATTCTATTTGCTTCTGCTTGTGCTTCTGCCATTTTTTCTAATGACCTAGCAATTGTTCTTATAAGTTCTGTGCTACCATTTCCATTTCCATTTTGTTGTTTCATAACTAACCAAACAATTATTACTAAAGCTGGTGCTTGGCTTAATACTGCTAGTAGCTCAGTCTCCATCTAACATCTCTCTTAAGAATCTATTTTGCTCTTGGCAATTCTTTAAGTCTATCACAGAATTGATTGCATCCGTATTTTTGATGCAAAGATATCCCGATATGTCGGCAGGACACTCAACAAACTCAACTTTGTTATATTTTATCATTTCTGGCAACTCTCGTTGAAATTTGACTGCTTTAGAGCACGATACAAGCCCAAACAAGATAAAAGCAATGATAATATATGCTTTTCTAGCTACCTGCTTTATTTGCCCTGTTTCTGTGCTTCTCATGCGATGTTGACCTATTTACCTAGTGGATTATCAGTTTTTGCCTTAAGTTCATCAAACTTTGCTTCTAAAACTTCTAATTTCTTGTCTATCACGGCAACTTGCTTTTGAAGTTGTTCAACTGTGTCAGAACCAACTGCTGCTGACACTGCATCAAGTCTATTGTTAAAGACACCCCAAGCATAAAAGCCACCACCGATAGTCATAACTACTCCAATAATCATTGCATACTTTTGTAATGTTTCTATCATCTTACCTTCCTTGTAAAATTCTTAGTTCTTTTTCTAGTATAACTCTTTTAAGTGTTGCTTGTCTAATTCGTTCTTGATAAATATATAGAGGGTCGTTTTGTGCAACTTGTATCATTTTGTTTTCTGCATAAATTTGTTTGCCGCCCAACATTCTTAAGTCTTGATAATCGTTGCCTTCATAAATTCTTCTTGGGTCTGTATATGTTTTGTAGTAAGAAGAAATATCTGGTTGTTTAGATTCTATAACTTTTGCAGCAATGATATTTGTAGCAGACAATTGTTGCTCTACAGACTTAACTGCTTTTTTAATTTGTTTGTCTATTGCTTGAACAGTTACTTCAACTTTTACTGTTGGTTCATTAACAGATGTTTCTTCAGTTTCAGATTCTTCTAAAACTTCTTCTTCTATCTGTGCTACAGCAGGTTCGCTACTCGTATCTTCTTCTTCTGGTTCTTCTACTATTTCTGGTCCACCAAACACTTGCAGTATCTCCACTTCTTCGAATTCTTCTTCTAATTCTTGAGCTGTTTCGAGGACTTCGATAAGCTCTTCTTCTTCTAATACTAACATAGGTAGTTCTTCTATCAAAACTGGCAAAGGTATAAATTCTTCTACAACTTCAGGTTCTACAAAAGATGTTTCCCATTCTACAAATTCATCTAACACTTCCTGTATTTCTTCAATTACTTCTTGCTCTATAACAGTATCATCATAAGTCATTGTAAGTTTTGCACCTAGAAGGTTAGGTCCACCTAAGTCTACATAGCTACCTTCATCTACACCTTCCCATTCCCAATAAAACTGATTGCTTCCTGCACCTGTATAGCTAACAGAATCTTCATACTTAAAAGCATTATTGCCATACCCAGCATCATTGTTTCTAGTTTGATTTACTATTGCCAAAGTATTGCCATTTTCATCTAATATTTTTACAGTCGTAGTAAATGAATCTTGACCTGCTCTTGCTTGACCACATTGCCAGTTAGAGCCTTGCCACTCACAGTTTTGTACTATTGTTGTAGAGTTAAGGGTTATCCCATTATCTAATTGCTGTTGTGTGGCATGGTCAGTTAAGTTGCCAGTATAGTTAATACTACCTGTACCAGTAGTTTCTATTTCTTGACCCCAATCTCTTATACCTCCAGAAGTATTAAAGCCATTTGTTGTTATGTTTGGTATTGTGGTATCTACACTTTGATAACTGCTTGAGTTGTTTGTACCATTCGGTAATAGGTTTCCTGTCGTAATCTCTTCTGCTTGAACTGCCCACACTATCAAGAATAGTATTAATGACAAGTATAAACATTTAATCATCATCTCCATACAAGTCGTATTCTGTATCTATAGGAACAAATTCTGTTTTGTTATCTATAGCATGTCTCCTTTTTAGTTTTTCTATATATTTATCATAGTCAGGTCTTTCTATATCATACTTCTTCCATTGCATTTCTGCATCTTTGCCAATAGCCCCTTCAAACGGGCATGGTGTACCTGCATGTTCCATTGCTGAAAAAACTCTGTCATCCTGACAAAGAATTGCTATGGATGCAACTCTCATATTAAAGTCATAAAGGAGCTTTGATAGTTTCATTCTCTCGCAATTCTCATCAGTAACATAAGTTCCACCCGATACACCAAACCCTGTAACTTGAACTCCACCACTTACACCCACTATACAAAGGTCTTGCGAATAAGAACTCATAGATGGGGCAGTCGCAGTTCCGACTGGTATTTTAGAATTTTTGGTCGAATTAGTCGAATTATGGGTAGTTGTGTTAGTCTGTCCACCGCTATAACTATTGTTAGTAGTAGAAGTATACCCACCAGATATAGAAGTATTGCTACCGCTAGTGTTGGTCTGATTACTGACAGAGTTATCTGTTGCATTTGCAGCAGCTCCAATGAAGAGCAATATTATGATTAATGCAAATACTAATAAGCTACTCCTCATTCCTTATTTTATTAAGTTCTTCAGCTAGAGAATCGTTCTCCTTGTTTTGTATTCTGTATTTCCAATCTTGTATTTTCTTTTCTTTCTTTTTCTCATGTTCAAGTATTGCTACCTTATCTTGCAAGCTAGAGACCTGCTGCTCTAATTTACCTACTTTTCGCTTTTGCATATACTCTTGCAGAGCAGCAAATCCCTTGCTTAATAAACTCGTTACTATAGAAGAAACAATTTTACTTATCATTAATCTTTCTTCTCTTTTAATAACATTGATACAACAGCAGCTACAGATGCTAATGCTGTAGATATTGTAGTCCATTGTTCTGATGAAACACCAAAGGCTATCATAATTGCTGATAATCCAGCATAAGTTGAAGGCTCTTTTAGTCTATCTATAATTGTCCACATAATGTACTCTCCTTTATTAAATTTTACCTAGTCTTGCCAAAAAGTTAAAGACATAGGGAATTCTTCATCACCACTCTGCTGAGTAGTGCTGTTTCTGCCTTTATACTGCACATAAGTGCTTGTCATAGTATAAAGAGTAATGTTTCTCATTCTATTGTCTCCTTGACCACCGCCAGCTCTAAAACCCCAAGTAGCTCCGTATGTTCCAGAAAAAACAATAGAAAAATTAGTTTGATACTTACCAAAGCCAATATCTGATACTGATGTAATATTATATTGACTACCAACTAAAGTAGCAGCACCATCATGATTAACCCAAGCTCTTGGTATATTTGTAACTCTTGGTGCTGTTGAATCTTGGTCAGCTAACGACTTAAAATTAGACATAAGCAAGTTCATTTTGCTTGATGTTAAAACTTCACCGCTTGTAAAAGATAAACTTGTAAAAGCCATTATGAAGACCCCGTTTCGTTTCTTTCAAAGAATACAGCAGTTGCACTAACTGGTTGATGATAACTGTCAGCACTGTCGTTAAAGTTGTGATGAAAAACAGGAAAGAAATTATATGGTGCTGTTCCAATGTTAAAATATGGCATTGAATATACTACAGTAGAGTTACCATTAGTCGTGTCATGTGCATTTCCTAGTGCATATATAGAAGGTAAATTCACAGAGTTTACTGTAACCATTGAATATGTAAATGTAAAATTAATGTTATACGAGCCTACAAAGTTTTGAGTTACTGAACTAACATTATCTGAAAAGTTAATTGATGTACCTGAATAATTTACTATAGCTTTTGCTCTGTTAAATGTTGCAGTTACACCTGTTTCTTTATTTGCAAATGCAGTAAAATTAGACTGCACTGTTGACATTGCACTTGCAGTTAAAGTTTCTCCAAATTGAAAAGTTATATCGTTAAATGCCATCTGTTGCCCATGTCATTACAACTCCAGCTTCAGCAGTGAAAGGGTCAGTGTCGCCTGGGTCTGATGCTCTTGCATAGACTGTAATGCTTCCTCCTGATTTAGATTGACATGCCAATTGAAAATTTCTGCTTTCTTCTGCACCATCTTTCGCCATTTGAAAATTAGCACAATAATTTTCTGTAGTGTATGAATTTGTCCAGTTAATTTGATATGTACCAAGACTTACATATAAAACTGAAGACACACCAACACTCATAAATTGATGCATTGCACCAAGTCCATAAAAATAACAAACCTTTATACCTTGTCCAAACAAGTTATATTCTGATGAATCCCCTTGTGCTATAGCATCAAAATTGCCTTGCAATTGATTTAATTGAGTAGATGTAAGTTTAGCTCCAAAAGCAAAATTTATATCTGTAAATGCCATGAGATTATGCTAACACAGACACAGTGTTATTCAATGTTCCTAAATCTGGGTCATCTAATTCAAATACTGTTATGTTAGATATTGCTATTCCATGACCAACAGATAAGTCTAATGTCATTGTATTGTTTTCGATATCAATGGTGTTGCCAATCAAAGTATATGGTTGGTCTATTATGCCTACTTCATCAATATTTACATATACAATATCACCTAATTGCTGTTGCATATATTTGAGCGGAGTTTTAATGTTAAGTGCAACCTCTGGCTCTTTTCTTCTAAATACAATTCTATCGCCTAAGTTTGCTGCTCCAGCATTGTCGACATACCAAATAAGCTGAGATGTCGGTTGTTTTCTAATCACATTATAAGAATTTATAGATGCAGTGTTATCTCTTGTAACTGTTGATGCTGGTCCAACAACTGCATTAGATTGAACATTGAACGAGACAGGCACAGTGTATCTATTACACATATCATAAGCATCACCTTTAGCTTCGAAAGAGATTATATCGCTACCAGAAACAACCGTGCTAAAGCTGTTACTACCTACTAAGTTTCTTCTAAAGTAAACTTTGTTATTAGCTTCTACATAAATTGCTGAATCAGTTATTTCAGCAATACCTTGTAATGCCTGAACATAATTTGTACCATAGGGGAAGAAACCTTGCACAACTATTGATTCTGAGCCAAATGTGTTTTTCCAATCTAGCCAAGATTCATAATCTATATCTGTATTTGCATTAGAAGCAGTGTTATCTAATCCTGCACCATAAGAATTAGAGGTAAGAACATTGAATGTTAAGTCAGCAGGATTCCAATTAGAATTAATAAAGCTTGCACCTTGTTGCGATGTAGTATCTGTTGATACAAATACTTGAGACAAGATATCCATTTGATTTTTAAAGTTTAATCTTACAGTAGAATTATTATAATTAGCATTAATTAAAAAACCTTTACCTACACATCCAAAATCTATATGACTTGGATTAAATTGATAGCCAAATGATATTTCGCCTGAGCTTCTAAAATTAGTTCTATTTTGTATTACATCATTCATAAGTTGTGATGCATTTTCTAAAGTTATAGTAAATGGTTTGCCAACTACATCTTTATATGCTTTGGAAACCGCAGGGAATTTAGTAACTCTATCACTGAATACTGAATTATTAAATGAAAACTGTTTTACTATAGAGCGAGGATTCGTAGATGCTTGTTGTTCTAAGAAAAAAGGTGTTAATTCGTGTCCTAGTCGACATTCTGACCTAACGACTGTAGCTAAATCTATTGAGCCAACTTCTGTTTCGAAGTTTACACCAGTCATTGCTATAACTTCTACAGTTGTAGCTACTGTTACAGAGCCGACTGCTGTTTGAAAGTCGACACCATCCATATCCATTATTGGCTCAGTTGCTATTGCTCCATACATCTGATATGGATTTTTGTGCCAATAACCGAGTTTTATATCTTTTCGTTCTAATGGCAGACTAGTATAGTAGATAGAAAATTCTTCTAATCCTGGAGTTCTTTGCTTCTTATCTTTTGGAATAATGTGATAAGTCGCTTGAGCTAATTGTGTAGTAGCGAAACTTCCGAGCATAGATTAATTATATACTATTATTTAAAACTGGGTAATTTCAAAAGGTAAGGTTGCTGTTGTACCAGAGCTTTTTACTATAGTAACACTATAGCCCTTGTTTGTGTGCATTGGTGGAGCAAAGAACATTGGCTCATCTTGTGCACCACTGAAGTTGTCTCTAGTCACAACTTTATTACCAGAGGCTACAATTGTGCAATTGCTAATACTAATATTATAGTTTGCCCCAGATACCATAGGTGTTAAATCAACTAAAGTAGAATAAATACCTGCTACGGCAGTTGAAAAAACTACTGTGGTTGCTGATACTGCTACTGCTCCTGTTGCTACGACTGTCTGTGCCATTATTTATCTCCTAAATCATTATCCCATATTGCTTTAAGTTCTTCAACTGTAGAAGCTGATTCTATTTCTGCTTTTGCTGGGAAATCTCTTAGTTTATTTTTAGTTGCTACTATTGCAGAAGTATCTTCTCCTGCTTCTTGTTTTCTCATATACTGAATATCTAATTCTTCTAATTTTGGTTTTCTTGCTCTTCTTATCTTGTCTCTCCAAACATCTTTAGCAAGTGTCATGTCTACTGTTGGATTCATGTCTGCATCACATGCCCAAGCATTTCTAAAATCATTATCAAGAGCATCTAGGTCTGTTCTATCTATAATTTTTGCTCCTTCTGGACAATCTTTTGCAGCAACTTCTTCTACTGTCAGTCCAGAATTATTCGCAGGTACACATACTGCCATAATTCCGTTTTCTTGATTATAGATTATAACTTTTGACATATCTTTAATATACCTCTTATGATGTACTAAAACAAGCTATTGATACATTTGCAGCATCTACAGAACTATTTGCATTATCTCTATTTGATAGTCTTACTGATTCTATTCTTTTGTAACTTGCTGGGTTTGCATCACCTTTCATACATAATGCAGAAATATTATCACTATCTCTCATTGACATTCCAACACAACAATAATCATCATTTGGTAAACCAGATGTATAAACAACTGTGTAATCTCCAGTTCCATTATCTGTAATAGATGAAACATTAAAATCATCTTCAATAGTTGGTGTTCCTGTGCCAATAAAAGAAACCCAAGCTAGTGGAATATTATCATCAATAGCAGTTTCAGTTTTTGCTTTTGTTACATTTGCATCTGTAATCTTAGCAGTTGTAACAGCAGTATCAGCTAGTTTTGCTGTTGTTACTGCTCCATCTTCTATTCTATTTATTCTTCCTGCTATTGGCATTGCTTACTCCTTTGGATATTTATCCTTTACAGCTTTGATGGTTGTTTTCCAACCATCAATACCATTGTGATATAAGTCATCTAATTGGTCTTCAATACTTGGATATTCTTTTTGTCTGTCTCTTTGATATTGCTTTGCATCATAATCTGCTTGAAGCTCTGCTTGTTTTGCAGTTATCTGTTCATTGGTAATGTTGTTTGGGTTATCATCATGCCATGTAATACCATCTAAACTTTCGCCAACTACACTTACTTGTGCATTTGGGTCTAAAGCTAAAATTGCTGATATTATATCTGCCATAATTACTCTCCCTTAATCACCATTATCTATAACTGTATTGCCATCAGCAATCCATTCTTGAATTACTTGATAATCTGTATTTCCTGTTTTTAATGGAACTTGACAGATTGAATTGTCGGTACAAGTTACTTTGTAACTATTAGCTACACCATTAAAATCATAAATTAAAACAATTTCTTGTATATTTTCTTTTATCATAATTCTGCACTCGCCTTATAATTACAGTAATAATCTCCTTTTGCAACTGAAGAACCAGATGAATTAAGAATATTAAAACCTCGTTCATCTATTTGAAATGCTGTTCCAGTAACTGAAGCATTACTTGGACCATTAATTTTTCCACTATTACCAGCATAATCAAAGGTTGTTACAGTTGGCTCTGTTCTCATTCTAGTAGGGAAACTTACATGCCAAAATGGGCTATGATTATCTGTGAAATTACCATTTCTTATTGCAATAGAACCTTCAACTGTATTTGCTGTACCCGGTGCAACTGATAAAGCATAAGACTTATTAAAGTATCTTTCACATAATTGTATTTGCTCTGTAATATTCATATGCTCAAAATCAGATGCTGTGCTTCCAACTTCTAATTGAACTCCTGTAATATACCAAGTTGCACTACCAGTTCCTACTACACTTGTTGCTCCAGTAGCACTAAAGTATTCTGCACCTTGCCAACTTCCAGCAGTTCCAGATTTAGTTGAGCCAACACCTAAACCAAATCTTACTATTAATCCATGAGTATTATCAGTAGCCCAAGTTCCTGTTGTATCTCCTGCAACTGTAATTGTTTTTCTTTCCCAAGTATCTGCTGAAGAAATGGTATATGTAAATGGATAATATCTAGTTCCAGCATTACCAATTGCACCACCAAATGTTCCAGTTAAAGAACTTCTTGTCCAAAATGACAATGTAAATGTTTTTGCACTAGCTGTTCCTAACCTTAAAAGAGCAGTATTGAAACCTTCAATAGGTTGAGAAATCATAAAATAATCAGATGCACCAACTGATACTGCTGATGCTGTAACAAATTTTAGTGAATTTACAAATCCTTCTCCACTAGGAGTGTCTGTGTCTTGTGTAATTGTAAATTTATCACCTTGTGAACTTTGATAAACAAATCTGTCTACTGTATAATCATTATCTACATCACTTGCAAATGCTCTTTGATTAACTCTCATATCACCATTTATAATTAAATTTCTTCTTTTCGGATTATCTAGTTTAGCATCTGTAATTGTTTCATCTAAAATTTTAGGATTAGTAACTGCATCATCTATTAATTTGTCAGTTGTTACAGCATTATCTGCTAACTCTGCTGATGTTATTACTCCTATTGCACCTGCTACTGCCATTATCCTGCTATCTCCATTGCTGTCATTGTTGATACAGTTCTTCCATCTTCATCATTTGTGCTTGTATGGTCACGACCACTTCTATTCATAGTTGATGTAGCAGAGCCATTACTTGCCCAAACCCATCTATAAGTTGTTGCAGAGGTTGTTGCTGGAGAATCTAAAAATGAACCAGCAGCGACATCAATTTTCCATAGATTACTGCCATAACCACCACCTTGTCCTTGTGACATTCTAATTCTAGTGCTTGAAGCATCACCAAGTAATATATCAGTTGTTCCTCTTTGTAGTTTCATATACGTTACATTATCACCAGTTGAGCCAATACACATATTCCATAAAACTAAAATATTACTATTACTAAATTTAGGTGTGATTGAAACACTTAGACCTGTGTCTACAAAAGCTGTTTCAGCTGGTGATGTGGTTGTAAATGTATCTGTTTTGTTAGATGTTACAACTTGTATTACATTACCTAATTCAATTAATCCTTGTAATGCCATTAGATTTTCATTATAAAAGGGTCTGTTGCTTCAAAGTTAACAGTTACAGTTCCACCATCAGGTGTCGCTGGAAACCCTACTCCTTCTGATTGAATAAATAATAACGGGCTAGTTGATGAATCAGCAGTTGAAATAAATAACACTACTCCGTTAATCACACTATTTACTGCTACTGTAGCAATGTCTAAGTTGTCTGCATCCAATCTGCCACTAGCTACTGCCACATTAGATAATGAGCTTGTTGCTATTCTTGCAGCTACAGGAATGTCATTTAACATATCGTGAGCAGCATTGAATGTGTAAAGAGTTGTATTCACAAGTGTTACACCAATCGTAGCTGTTGCTAAGTTAATACTGCCACTTGCGAAATATTGTCTTGCTGAATCATAAATGTGAGCCATGTCTAAATTTTACCTCAATATATAATCTATTCCAATAAGCATTAAGAGAATACCACCAAAAATACACATTAATGCTAAGATTTTGTTATCACTCATATAGTTTCTATAAGTATCTCTCCTGAATAAAACTGCCTAAAATAAGGTTGTATAAACTTGTTGTAAGGCTCAGAAGTTCCTACTATTCTAACATCATAGTAGCTGTTAGCGAATGTGTCATCTTCTATAAATCTTAAATTTGTTCCTGTGCTAAACCAAGAGTTTATTACAGATACATCTGATGATGTAACAAATGTAGTTGGTATTTTAAATCTTTGAAATGTAGAAGCAGGTGTTATGTATGTAAACAACTTGCCACCTTTTGTTCTTATATCTTTTTTATCAAATGTTTTATCGAATGTATATCCATAACCCGCAATATCAGTTAAATCTATGTAGCTTGAATTTGGAACTCCTAGTAACATTGCCATTATCTTGATTCCCTCTGTTTGAGTGTTGTTGTGTTACCAGCTTGTCCTAAAGTGTTTAATGCTGGTAAGATTTTTTCTTGTGCTAAGTCTACCCAATATGTTGCAGGTTTGTCCATTAGAGCTTGGTCTATATTTGCTCCAGGCATAATTTCTAATCTTTGTATAACTACTGTGCCGCCCATTTGTTCGTTTGGAATAATTGTTCCTGGTGTATCTGGCACAAACAATTCTGGTCCTCTTTCACCAACAATAGATGCAACCCCAACTGGTGGTCTACCTCCATCAGCAAATAATCCGCCAATACCTTTTGATATTAGGCTTATACCTTTGCCTATTCCACCAAACAATCCACCAAGTCCTTGACCAGCAAAACCTTGACCAAAAGCCAAGCCGCCAAAGCCCATTGAAGCCATTATGGCTTTCATAATTAACATTTGTGTAATCATTGCTACGATTTGAGCTATAACTTGTTTAGCTAATTGTTTGAACAAATTACTTAGACCATCTTTTAAACTTTCACCTTCCATTATTGTGTCGGCGACCGCATTTCCAAATCCTGTAGGGAAATCTTCTACAAGTGTTTTAAAAGCTGTTGACCTAAAACTTTCTCCAAGTTCTTGCATGTTTTCTACGACATCTGCCAAATTAATACCAGTTTTTAAATCACCAAAAGCTTGTGTATATCTAGCAAACTCTTGTTCTTGTTCTTCCATTGCTTTAATTATTCTTTCTGTTTCTGCTTCTAATTCTGCTTTAGTATAAGTTATGCCATCTTTTTCGTATGTTTCTTTTAGCTCTGCTCTAGTTTTTCTTAATAATTCTTCTCTTGCCATTTGCTCTAACATTTTTTGATTCACAGTGCTGATACCCTGTGCAAGTTGTGCAAATAGGCTTTGGTCGGCAGATACTTCAACACCAAGAGCTTTTAAGCCTCTGCCCAATATCCCCATGTTAGCACCACCTTCTTCCATTGTTTTGTATAACTTTTCTTGCTCTTTTGTAAGGTTTGCAGTTTTATCTTCTATAGAAGGAAATCTGCTTGCAAGAAATAAGAATGATGTAACAACAAATCCTATTGAATCAGCTAAAAGTTGAAAAGTGTCAGCTATTGCCGTATAAACTCTGTGTAAAGATGCTGCTGCACCTTCGTTTTTTGTTATTACTGAGAACATGGATAAGAAAGAGTTTCTAATTTGTGTAGCCATATCTCCAACAGTCATTTTAGTTCTGTCAAACATAAAATTGATTTTGTCTGTGTTATCGAGAAGAGCATCCATAATAACTTTAGGGGTTATCTTTCCTTCTCTGGCTAAGTCTTTCAATTGTTCTATTGGATAACCTGTAGCTCTAGCAATGTCGCCTAGAAGTGCAGGCATAATCTCTTGGATAGCTCTAAATTCATCACCAGCTAACCTACCTGATTGCAAGGCTTGTGATAACTGTAACACTGCGGAACGAGCTTCATGTGCTCCTACACCTTGTATTCTCATCATTTTGGATAGGTTTTCTGTCGCAGTTGCAACTTGGTCTAAGTCATACCCTAGCCTTTTTGTTGCAATTCTCATTCTTGAAAACAGAACTGCTGTATCTCTCAATGGACTTCTTGTTCTCTTAGCAATTTCTTGAAGCCTTCTAAAGTTAGCATTAAACTCATCTGTATTTCTTGATACAACCAAGATTCTGTTATTTAATTGACCAGCATCTTCAGCTAATTTCACAATCTGTGTAGCTGCCGCAATGACCGCAAAAGCCTTTAGATAAGAAGCAATATTTCTTATACTTGAACCAAAAGCTCCCATCGTTTTAGTGCCAACTCTTGCAACACCATTAACTACTTTCATATTGCCTGCTAATGCTTTCTGTGCTTGTGAAGCTTCTTTAGTAGCTTTCTTAATTCTTTCTAGTTCATAAGTTTGTCTCGGTGCTACAGGAGGTAGTATAGGAGTTGCTTTACCGAATGGTTTTGTAGGTCCTTCTACAGGTGGTAACATTGGTGCTCTTCCTGCACCAGACATTCCTGCATAAGCTAGTTTTTGTTTTTGTAAAGCAGCAGTCTGTGTTTTAATTGCTGCTGTGCTTTGTCCAAGTGAAGTTGCTATTCGTTTTTGATTTTGTTGAAAGCTTTTATATCCTCTGATAGCTGTGCTTACAATTTTATTATTATTAGAAAGAGTTGCTCCAAAGTGTTGATAACCTCTAGCTATGACTTCTGTTCTTCTTGCTAGATTAGTTAGAGCTGCACCTAATGCTTTTTGAGTTTGGCGATACCTCGCCTCTTGCTGTTGCATTAGTTTTAGTTGTTTTATGTAGTTGGCATTGCCAGCAGCGAGTTTCTTAAAAGCAGCAGTGTATTGTTTAGCATCTAGGGTTACAAAAAATTTCGCTTCGTTCTTTCTAGCCATTTCGATTCCTTGAGTTTGCTTGCTTAACTCTCTTTACAATTATAGCATACAATTTATCAATTTCATGAGCGGTAAGCTCATAGGTCTGACTTTTAGACCATCCATAATGATATGCAAAGAAATCTACTATGTCTAATTCTTTTATTTTTGCTCGAGAGAGCTTGCCCCTAAAAAATGAGCTACCATCTCGTTCAAGACTTTTACATCTTCCATAGAACAGTTATCTAAGAGCCAATCTACTGTTACTTCATTTTCTGTTGCAGGTAAAGCTACAGACAGAACTTTAACAATAGTATCGAATGGTGCTTTCTCGCCTAAGTCAGCAAGACTACCAATTTGTTGTTCTAGTTCGTGAATCTGTCTTAAAGATGCAGGATTGATATTAACTTCTTTATCTTTTACATTGAACTTCATGAGTTTCCTCCCTAGCTTAATAAGCTGATAATGTATTTGTCATTGTGTATCTTATAGCATAGCTTGAAGAAGTATCGTATTCACCATTACCTTCGTAAGATGCTGTAATTCTTCCAGGTCCACCAATTGGGCTTGTATAAGAAGTGTAATTACATTGTGGAATATCTATTGTAATTTCGTTATTAGCAGAACCACCGATGTTATCTCCAGTAATTGTAAATAAGAATCTTTGTCTAGTTTGTGCTCTAAATATGTTGTATTCATCTTGTGATGAGAAGTCTTGGTCTCCAGCTACAGCAACAGTTCTAAATCCTGTTCTTTTTATTTTGCCGTGAGTTTTAGCTCCGTTAAGTGTTGCTATACCTTCTATCGGATTATCGATTGTGATTGTTGCTGATTCAAATTCACCATTTGCTGAACCACCTACTTGTAAAGATGTTTCGTTCCAAGTAAACGGGTCTGCGGCAATGAAGCTAGCAGTTGTTGGGTTGATTAAAGCAGAACCTCTAGCATGAACAGTAGCAGTCGCATTTATGATTCCACCAGCAGTAATTTCAATAGCAAGTGTATGAATCATTGCATCTGTGTATTGATAAGCAGAGCCTACATTTTTAAATAAGTTGATTGTATAAGGTCTTAAAGCAAAGTTAGAATCGAAGTCAGATTGTGTTGGTACAAACTCATGTATGTATGCAGATGTAGATAAAGTTGATGCTGCTTGTCCTGTAACCGCTCTTAAGAAGTGTCCTAAGTAAATTGGGTGTGGCTCAAATACGATATCTCCAGTTACATTGTTTATGCCTTCTAATTGATTAGGTTGGTCATAGATTGCTTTTAAACTTTCTGATTGTAGTTGTTCAATGTTTTCTGTGAGAGATTCTGAAACAAACGGAATATAAATATAATTCGCTGTTGCTGTTCCTACTGAATTTTGTTCTGATATTGCTAAATGTCCACCGATTCCGTAGCCCATTGTTTACTCTCCTTCACCTTCTTTAGGTTCTTCTTTTTTTATTTTACTAGCTTTTGATTCTTTTGCAATACCTTCACTTACAAGACTATTGCCAACAACATCTGGAACTTCTATTTCTTTTCCCTTTGTTGCAATTCCAAATCCAGCTATTTCTAATCCATCTACAATAAATTTAATCTTCATTATTCTTTGACCTCACAGTCTATGGTTAATGATACACCTTTAAAAAAGCCAAGTCCAGCAGTATTTTTCTGATTGTCAAACTCACCACCAGTAAACTTATAATATAAAACTGTATCATTTAAAGTTTTCTTTTCTTTTAAAACTTCTTTTACTTTTCCTAACATAGTATCTCTGGCTTGTGAACCAGGTACATTTTCTAAATTAAAATCATACATCCAAATAATAATTGATAAAGATGTTAGATAAGGTGTAGTGCCACCAATAGTTTCTGTATCTTGTAATGTTTCATGTTCTTCTAAAAAGATTTGAATTTGTGGACAACTTTCTTCATTAAGAATAGCTTCACCTTCTACAATTATTGTAGTAGTTTTACCACCAAATGAATTAGTTCTTGAATCATTGTCTAATATAGATTTGATTTCATTTACAATCCCTGTGTAGTCTATAATCGCCATTATTTTAACCTCTTGTTAAATTCTTTAAGAATGTCTCTTTGAAGTCTGTCTAAAGTATCGAAATCAACATCTGCTGCATCAGGCATAAATGGTCTTGCTGGTTGAGCTCTAACTCCAAACAGTTGTGCTTGTGTTTTAAGACCTTTACCACCAGTTCTTACACCACCTACCGAGCCATCATTAAAGTATTCAGCATATCTTAGCAAGTGTTGCATTTCTAATGTTGTTTCTGTTTTTGTGCTTTTAAGTTTCATTTTAAACCTAGAAGTGTTTGCAAATTTACCAGGTATCGAATTTAACATAAGCCCAGACAAAATACCAATGTCTCCTTCCGTGTTTGTAAACTCTTGATACTTAGGAGCTAATGCTGCCCAAGGTTCACCTTCAGGAGTAGCTTTTGTTCTAAAAGTTCTTCTTATCTCTCTAAGAATTTCTTCAGAGCTTTGTTTTATTAGTCTTCTTCGATTCTTAACCCCAAATGCCTTGTCGAGCCTATTTACTCGGCTATTAATCTGACTTAAGTTATATACAGTTCTTAACATTAATATAGAGCTGGATTGTAATCTTCATGGTCTACAGCATCTAACTCATCATCTAGTCTGTCAGCATCAATCTGCTGAAGTGTAGAATTGAGCATAGTGAATGTAGGATTGTATTCCATAGTGTTGCTGAAGATAGTATCGCCTGCATTATAAGTAATAAGCTGAAGCGAATTGTTATATATCCCGATTTCTCCTGTATTGATTTTATTCAAATAATCCATGACCTGCTCTCTTCTTGCTGCAACCCATGAGTTTTCACTACCAATTTCTTGAGTAAAGAATCTTTCTAATATTTTAACAAGAGAGTATTCTGTTGCGATAGATTCTACAATCGGTGCTCCGTTTGTAAAAGGCAGAGTATAGTTGTTTACAAGAAAACCATTTATCTCATTTTCCGCTTGGTCTATAAAAAAACTAATTGATGATGAAGTAACAGTTGAGAGACTTCCTACTCTTGGATATAAATTGTAAACATTATCTACAGTTGTGTAACTAGGCATAGAGATATTATACAAGTAAAAGCGAAGCTTTCGCAAATTTTTTTTGAACTATACTTGACATAATTAAATTAGTATTTTAGCTTTTTATATATGAAGTTTCCTAAGAACCCTTTCCCCAAAATCGAAGTCTGGTGGCTAGACCCACAATCGCACTCGGAATGGACAGAACTATCCAACAAGGAGCTAGAAGAACCAGCTTTATGCCACACCATAGGATTCCTTGTGCATAAAACGAAAGAGCGAATAGTGATTGCTTCAGACTTAGCTTATGGTGACCATAAACAGGTTGATTCCTACGGGAGTGTGATAACCATACCTGTTTCCATAATTCTTTCCTCATCTATTAAATTATAACCTATAGTGGACAAAAATAAATAGGGGAGCACATTATGTGTCGAGATTGTAGTAAAATTTACCTATATACATTATGATAGATTAGATATATAATATATATATAAAGTTTTTAAATTTGAGGTGAATATGAAATAAAAATAGAATTAGCATGGAATGGACGGAGTAGTCCGCAATCCCAAAAGTCTATACCGGCAAATCCGATGGAGTGGTAGGCTTCCTTAAACCGAGACACTGGAATCATTAATATTGAATGTAATGCGACTTAGGCTCGGCTTGGTAAGACATCATTATTGATTATCTACCCCAAGACAAAAAAAGAAAAACATTATTATTATTAAATCACGGAGGCATTTATTATGCATACATTAAGAAAACACAATACAACATTATCAAAGCCTGTTTCTATTGAATGGGAATTCAAAAGTAGAGACGGCTTTTATCAACTCAAGGATATCATTGACAATCGATATCCAGAACTAAAATTAGAAACGGAGCATGGACACAATCACTATGAATTGAATCTTAGGCATTACTTACCGCTTAATCAATCCATAGAGTTTTGGACTGACTTTGTAAGCCAAGTAGATTGGCATACTCGACTTGATGAGCAATGCGGGATGCATGTTCATATAGACATGGTCGACAAGACACCCATCCAGATAGCCAACCTAATCACAAGTTTCTATGAATTTCAGAATGTGATACAGTTAGGCATTCCTAGAACGAGATGGGAAAGCAATGTTAACTGCAAAGAAGTAAGAAGAGAGAATGCGGAGCATGCTTACGAATATGCTAAGAAGTGGCAACGAGGCGAGATAGACAGAGAAGATTTCATCAGACACATCAGCGGATGGAAATTCTATGGACTCTCTACCAATCAGCTAAACAACTTTGGAACTATCGAGTGGCGATGGTTCGGAACTACAAAGGTTGCAAGCAAGCTCTTTCAGAGAGTCATGCTAGCGGTCAACCTTACGGAATACTGGTCAAGACCAACAACCAAACTCTTCAAGGTAACATCAGAGTCACCGAGAATGAGGGTCAGAAAATCTGGAGCGGTTGAGAAATCAAAAGGCAACAGATACAGCAAAGGCGAACCTAAGAATCTACACTGGAGCTGGAGGCAGGTATTCGAATACGGAAGTGAGAATCTAGGACAAGCGAAGATGTGGGAAGCTGACTGCATCAGACTAGCGAATCACAACATCGAGAGAGTTGACCTCGAGGGAATAGTCAACGAAATCAGAACAAGATATGGGAAGGCGGGGGCTTGACCCCCTCCCCCAGAGGAGAATAAAATGAGAAAACAAGACTACTGTAATGTAATAACAAACTGGGAAAGGGATAATTGGATATCTCAATCCCAAGCAGGAAGATTAAGATATTGGGTAAAAAACAAGGATAACATAGAATCTTA